TTTTGTTGGCATAATTCTTGCATTTCTTTGTTATGCTCTGGCTTATATTGTAGTGAATAAAAATCACAATCTTGAGATAAAATTTTCAAAACAAGATTATTAGGAATGGTTCTATGTAATACATTTGTTTTAGGTAGGCCGCCCGTCCATGCAAAACCTACCTTAAGTTTTTTAGATGGCTGTTTTAGTTTTTCAGGCAATAAATGCATTAAAGATTCATCAGCAGTTAATATGGCATCGCCTGGAAATTTTGATATATCATCACGATAATATTGCGTGATTTCAGACATAGGGATAAATGCATCTGGTTTGACTCCTTGCTGCCATGTACTTTGTAAGTCTTTTCTAGTTCCATAAATTGGAAGTTCAGGCCAAGCCCTTTTAAACATGGTTTGCAATCTAGGGTGAGCATCAAATATTATTTTCATATCTTTCATAATATCTGGAATCATAGATGCATACATCAATTCATCACCCAATCCCTGCTCACCAAGAAGAGCGACCACCTGATTTTTATCGCCACTCCATTTAGGCGTTGGGTTTTCATCATCATGATAATTTTTAGTACGTCTATCAGGATGGATAATTGAATAATAAGTATAATTTGGCCATGCATTTTTAAAATCGTTTTTCTCAAGATAGGCAAGCGCTAAATTAAATCGTGGGGAATCTTTGTCTTTGTTATCTTTTAAGGCAAGTGATTTCTCAAACCAGGTTATGGCTTCATCTGGCGTTCCATTGTTTACATAGCATGACCCAATATTAGAATATAAATCAGCAAGAAGCTCGTTTCTATGCGAGTTATCAGGGAATATTTCTAGCCCTTTTTCTTCAATGGTTTTAATAGCCTCGCTATAAATCTGAACTGCTTTTTTACGTCTTTCAGAGTTTTTAAAAATAATCCCTAAATTATTAGCGGCATTAACCTGGTTTTTGTCTGTTTTATAAACAATACTTAATAAAACTTCAGCTAACCCTTCTTGCCCACGCATAAGTGCAATACAACCAAACATAAAAATAGACCCTAAATGTCCAGGGCGAATAACTAATAATTGATTAAATATTTTTTCAGCATCAAATAGTGGGGTTAAATTACCAGAGACTCTGGCTTTAGTGACAAGGTTTTCACCTTCTTTCATTAAATCTTTGAATCGTTTATCAAACGCTTGTTTTTCTTGTTCCTCAATCATCTACTGCTATCCATATACTGACATGAGGAATAATCATACCCAAAGTTTTAACAAAAAAATAGAGGTGAGCTTATTCACCCACCTCTACGCTTTTTAATTACCCGATAGAATTATTATCACCAGGGGCAACAATAATGGTTGCTCGCATTACAAGACTAACTGTGTTTGTAGTAGATACATACTTAGCTTTAAAGATAGAGTAATCCCTATCAGTAGCAGTACAGTTAACTTGAATCGGCAATCGTCCAACCGCATCGGCTCTATTGACCTGTCCTTTAGCCAAAGCATTAGCAATAGCAGAGTTACCCCAAGCAGAGTGAGATCCAAGATCTGCTGCTTCAATACCAAAGTCAAAAGCACCTGTGGTATTTGGAAGAGTATGGTCTTCAATAATATCAATGACCTTACATGTTCTTGGAATCTTAGCAAGTAGAACAATATCATTAGTAGCCAAAGTTGTACTACCCAAATCAATCGTTGCATATATTGCATTCAAGCCTGCTGGTGCATAAGTCAAGGTCTTAGTAGTAAAGCTAGTCGCTGTATGAGTTGCCATGATTAAGCTCCTTGTGCGCCTGCATAGGTTGAAATAACAACAGTACCAAAGTCTTGACTATTAAATGCGGCCTTTTTCTGGCCGTAAATAAAGCCTGCTGATACCCCCAGTTGGTTTCCATAGTCAAACAACTCTTCAACCCATGAAGCTTTGTTATCAGAGTTTTCTTGACCAAAACCACATAGCAGTGCTTGAGCGCCACACAATACACCACGTCTAACACCCGCTGTTGCAGTTCCTGCTGTAAATGGTATATAGGTAGATTCATGCAATACTACGTTGTTATAAACACCCAAAGCGCCTGTGAAAATTGGGTTAGTTTCAACTTCAGATTTGCCAGCATAACCACCAAACGCTGCTTGTTGAATGTCTAACCATTGACCAGCACTTGAATTATTACGCAATGCTGTAACCTGATATGGATGCAAGAAAGCAACATAATAATCTTGCCCCATATATTTGAACGGTCTAATTGCTGGTGAATTAGTTTTAGCAGTCTCAAGCGCATAATCAATGAACTTTAGGTTCATAGCGTTACTTGCTGAAGCTGATAATACGGACGCTTCACTGGCGTGACCGTTAGCGTAATAAATGTTATTAGCACTTGGTGCGATTGCGGCATTATTACCAGTGTATTTGGTATCTGTTTGACCAGTGTTACCACACAATTGGTTAAAGCCTCCTGTATCAAAACGAGCAGCCCACCAGTCTTGAAGACCCATAAAAGCTTCATTTCGAATTGAATAAGGAACACGTTGCTCACTCATTTTACCAGCTGAGCGAACAGCATTTCTTAATTGATCTAGTAATAAAGCATCAGAATAGAAAGTCATTGCTTCTTCTTGACCTTCAAGTGTGCCATCACCACTAACACCGTCACCTGAAAGCTGCATACGCAAACCAACAGTGACTTTATCGCCTGCACCTTTTGATGGCTCAACAAGTTTTTGAATCATTGAGTCTGGGCCTTCGCCTATGAATTGGTAAAGCTGTGTTTGCTTTAATGCTTCACGGAAAAGACGCTCAGACCATAGCTTGACCGCTAGGGGACTATTGACCCCAAAATCAGTAGTAGCCATTCGACTAGCTCCTTTTATCAGTTAAAAACAAAAATTTCCCTTTTGATTATTTCTAACGCGATAATCTTGCGAATGACTCTTTTTACGTAAGAGGAAACGAAAGAATAAGAAGGGTTTTACGTACCCAAAACGAATTGCTTTAATCTTATACCAGCTTTGCTTATAATTGCAAATCCCCTCGTTTATATTGACTCCACATCTTTGAAAATTCTTTATCATCAAGCTTAGATATTTCTTTTAAGCTTAATTTATCAGTCGGTGCTTCGCCAAATTGGCCCAAACTTTTAGAGCGCTCTTGCCCTTTTTTGATGTTTGAAAGCTTATTGGTGGCATTTGGCTTGGCAACATAGCCTCTTGCTTTAGCAAGGTTTGCAATCATATCCGTTGATGAAATCCCTAAATCTTTAGCAGTTTGCAATAAGCCAATTTTATCTTGAATAACACGTTGTTGAATTTCATTGTCATTCATCCCTAGCGCCCGATATTCATTAACGACTGAATTTTCCAAAAAGTTAGCTACATTTTCAAAATCAGGGTTTGATTTAACAACCTCAGCCTTTTGCGCAAGGTATTCATTGTTTAAACCTACAGCATAATTATATGCTTCTTGTTGCTGTGCTTGCTGTTGAATGTATTGCTGAGTTTTAGCCTGTGTATTTTGTGTCTGTTCTTGCTGCCATTTTAAATAGCCCAGTGGGTCTTCTTCATAATTAGGTATTTGTTCTTGTTGCTTTGGTGATAACAATGACTCTAACGCTTGACGTGTTTGATTAAACTGTTCTTCAAGCATTTGCATACGCTTGTCAGATTCTTGACGTTTGGTTCTTTCTTCTTTTAATGCAATCTTTAAATTGTTAGCAATGTCATTTTTTTTAGGCTCATCCTCTATCGAATCACTTGGTGACTCATTATCTTCTTGTAACTCGTCATCTTCTTGTGCTTCTAATTCTTCATCAACATTATTGGGTTCTTCAATCGCATCGCTTTCAACCGATTCGGAACTTGCCTCAATATTATCATCACTTTCAATTTCAGTATTACCATGTGACTCAAAATATTTATCGTATTGCTTTTCAAAGTTATCACTCATTTTTACTTCCTTTTTTTCTTAGTTTTTCCAGCGTTGCTATAAGCAATTGCAGCAGCTTGAGAAGGTTTTTTACCAGCCCTAATTTCAGTTGCTATATTGCTTTTTATAACACTTTTACTTTTTCCTTTTTTAAGTGGCATTTAAAACCCTCCAAATGACTGTTTAATTAAATCTTGAGTACCACGCATTAAATCTGATTGATAATCAATTACATCTTTAGTTGCTAATGCTTGTTCACGTTGTGCGCGTGCCAAATCAAGCTCGGTATCAGCATAGGTTTTGGTAACATCAGCTTGTTTTTTCTTAATGTCTGCTTCATCTTTAGCCATATCAATTTCATTTTGCTGCACTTGTTGTACAGCCAATTTTTTCTTAATTTCTTCTGAGAATTTTTCAATTTCACTAGGCTCAGGTGGCGGTTGATTAAGCATTTGCTTCCACTTCATCACCAAGTCTGCTGGCAATGGCGCATAGTCTAGGATTTCAGGCGGAATAGGTAAGCCTGCCTCCATTAATTGAGGTAGAATTGCCATTAGTAATTCAAATGTTTTTTCACGTGAACTTGGTGAGGCTGGTGTGTCATCAATCACAATATCATATTTAAAATCTAAATCTTGTCTAAAAATAGGAACGTATTTCCCAAGCTCGTCACCTTCAATTTTAATAAGTCTGCCATCTGATATGTATTCAATAACAAAGTCGGCTAAAACGCGTCCTTGCTCTTTTCTAAATCGCCTAAGCGAATCAAAAAAGTCCGCTAGTATCGTAATACCAGCCTCCTTCCTTTGTGCTTCCAACACGCCTGCTTGGTTTCTGTTAGCAACACCAAGCATTTCAAGGTTAACTCCAACTAAATCATTGATGGATTCAATGGCATAATTCATAAGCTTATCAATGCCGACAGGGAAGGACACGGTATCTTTTGGCTTTAATTTAGCTAACCCACCAGGGATTAGCTCTATATTCTTCGCCGGATGGGATAAGTCATCTTTAAATCGATTGATATTAGAGATAGCCCCTTTTTCATAGAAATAACCACCAGATGGATTGGTGTTAAGTATGTATAAGACTTGAGATAGCCATTTGTTGGCATACTTTTGGGGATCATGCATTAAGTGAAGTAACCCAAACCATAAATTTTCCATATGATCGCAAAGGCCAGTGATCGCACGAAACGTAAAACGATTAATAGGCAAATCACCCTTTTCCAGGATAGTTGGGCCAAGCAAAAAAGCCTGCTTATAACGCCTTTTAGATTGCTTGACATATAAAAGCCCATTTTCTTCAATTAAAGGCTTAATCCGTTTAAATTCTTTTTCAGTTAGAGATATAATTTCGCCATTTTCTTGAACACGATAATAAATCTCTTTTTCATACCATTGGTATTGGTAAACAGTTATTTTATTTCTGTCATAATTTACACCTGGTGAGTCACTACGATAAAAACGAGCTTCTTGTCTATCAATTGGCTCACCTGGTGTATCCATTGGCACAACATTATCACCAACTGCTGAAACATCTGCATCGGGCCAAATCTCTTTAACTTCTTTGATGGTATATTGACGCGCTCGCCACATAAACTTGGCATCATCAAGATTTCGTTTTTTAGAAGATGGATCCCAACCCATTTCCAAAGGATCAACCCTATCTTCAATAATCTCACCATCAGGATCTAACTCATAGTTTAAGTAAGTATCTGTAAACCCTAAACCACAAATAACACAATCTTTAAACGCTTGCGATTCTTCATCCTCAGCGTCACATAAATCACGTACCCAATTGACAGCGCCAGTTAATATTTCAGACTTAATGGCATCGCCTTCCTCACGCTGAGAATAAGCAATCGTTTGTCTGTTTTGAACCTCAAGCCCTGTTACTGCATTAACAACACGTACAGTACGGTTAAATGTAATGGCTGGACGCTCATCTTCTTTTAAATCTGCCTTTTCTCTTTCTGTCCACTGGTCACCAGCATAAAATTGATAAGCGGTACGGGCTGCTTGTCGCCAAGCTTTTTGGGCTTTTTGTGAATCACTGATATTTCTATTGATTGATTTTGCTAAAGATGACTTTTTCCCATCGTCATTAGCTGCATCATACATTTCTGTTTGTGCCATCCTATGCGCTCCACTGTGACCAGTCCGACTTTTTGTGTTTTTTAGTATATCTATCTGATTGCAAGCTATCATTCATTAATTCAGGCCAATATGTTTCCATTTGATCGTCAACAATTCTAGCCAGCGAATCCAACATATCATCATGAGATGAAAACGGGAAACGCTTATACTCTTCTTCAATAAATATTGAAATCAAATCAACAAGCTTACCCTCAATTGTTGTATAAAATAAAGAATCTGGCAAATATATCCTTTTTTGCTGAAAATAAGGAACCAGTTTTTTTATTCTGTCCTCTTTCGATAACCTACCGCCAAGCTCTACAACATGAAAATGATAATTAAACGCATTCATACGTTCTTGCAAATACTCAATATCAGCTTGCACCCCATAACGCTCATAACCAACATGCAAGGGCTTCCATTTTCTGTGAAGTCTAAACAAACTATCCGCCCTTTCAGTTAAAGATAGTCTATCTCTGATACAATCTAAAACATAGTAATTGTTATCTTGAGCTAACCCTATCACCCACATAACCGTATAATCTGCATTCTCTTTTTTGCTAGAAGCATTATCCACCACAATATAAACATTCATATTGTCATGATGAGTATAAGTAAAATATTGAGATGATAACCAGTTAATATCAAATACCTGGTTTTCTGCTTGCACCGGATTTTGAATCATCTGGCAATTGTACACGTATAGCCCCATCTTACTTTTTTTAGAGTCCAATTCATCACGAGTTAAAAAAACGGGGTTTCCTTCCTTATCTTCAGCCGGATGTATTCTAGGCTTAGCAACCCCACGCCTCATAATAAGAGAGTAAGTGTCATCATAATGATAACGTGTGCCAATATAGCGAAACCAAGCATTTTTAGCCCCTAAGTTTAACGATAATTCCCAAGCATGATTGGTTTTAGTAATCATCTCCTTTGACCTAACATTTTCAATAGTCACTACATCATCATAAATAAGCACGTCAAAGTGTTTTGATGTTGGTTGACCCTCTACTACCCCCCAAGCTTCAATCGTTGCCTCTTTAGGGTTAGATTTGCGCTTAACGATAATCCCTTCATCAGACCACTTCTTTGACTCACGCTTAGGGTTTTCAAATAAAATATCTGGAAAGATAGATTTCAATAACTCATTAGACTCAAGCTCACGCTTTATTTGAGATAAGAATTGTGTGGCAATGGGCCGTTTAAAAGAAAAAATGCCAAAGGTTAATTCTTTGTCATAAATAGGATCGCTACCATGTGAGGCTAAAATATCTTGGATGGTTTTGGCAAATGTAATAATAGTTGATTTATAATGACCCCTAGCCCATAAATCAAGCATATTGTTTGGGTCTTTTTCTACTTCTTTACATCTATCAAGCAGCCATTGCTTAAATACGTCTTTACGACCCAACCCATACCATAATAAAAAAAATAAATCAGTCCGTAATTTCTGCCTTATCAGGGTTATCCTGTCCGCTTGCGATAAGCTCGGCAAGACGGTTATCAATTTCTTGTAATGTGCTAGCGTTGTCAAATCCAATTGATGCCCCATCCTTACCTGTTAACTCTATTTTATCGCTTGCTTTTCCGTAAGTTCTATCTAACAGCATTGACATTGATTTTACATCACCTCGCATGGCCTTATCTACAAGCTTGGTTAATAAGACATCTCTTATCGAAAGCTTATTACCTTGATATTCAATTTCTCTATCAAGTAACTCATTCAGGCGGTCTTTGATTTCTGGCATTTTCGATTATCTCCTCAATATCACGCTTTCGACAACCTTTTAAGTGATCGCAATACTCATGAAAAAAGCTTTTAGAAAATACATCTTCGCCGTAATGCCCAAGCGCCATAGCTGAAAAATAAGCAGGGTCATAATTTTTTCTTATCGTATCAAACACAAAACAATCATGCCATTCTGACAATTCAAATACTTTATGACTTGAATACATCTCGCAAACATCATTTATCACTTGTTCGGATATATCATCTCTTTTAAAAAACATTAATCCGCATTCAGAATGCATGAAGTCCCTATCTAAAAAAGCAACGCATTGCCCATCATTAAAAAACTCATTTATTAGCTTATCTTCAGCATTATGTGGATAATCATAGAACAATAAATCAGCATCAAGCCAACATAAAACAAAATGTTCATATCTCTGTTTAAGTTGCTCGTAAGCTATTTGCAAAGAAAACCACTTGCGACAAAACAAAAAAGCGTTTAATCGGTAGTTATATCCAGCCTCACGTTGCTTTTCATTCCATATATCAGCATGACGTTCTTCATACACCATACCTTTATATAATTCATTATCTTTAGTTTCAGACAAAAACTTCATCAAAGGATTAGACCAGTGATATAAATTAAAATAACTCACATGAGGGGGATTGATTAAAGGCTCAAGCTTGATAGAGTTTTCATAAAATACCATTAACTGGTGTTTCTCTGTAGCCTTTACCATATAAGGCAATGTGTGACTTGCGACTTTATCGTAATAATCCGTTCCAAAACTTGTTACAAATACTAAATTCATTTTTCTAATAACTTCTCAACAATTTTTTGCGTCAAAGGGTCAACCTGTGATTGCTCTTGCTTTTCAAAATCATAATCATGTCTAAATCTGTTTTTCATAGTAAATATATAAGGGGAGCTACTAAAATTCTTTGTTTCTCCAAACATATGATTACGGCCTTCTTTTTCC